AAACCAGAGAAGAACCAGAAGGTGTTGCAGAAGAAGAGACAGAAGAGCAAGAAACAGAAACTAACGATTCTGAATTTAATGCAGAAGAATTTTATGGAGAAGGTCTTGCTGCTGTGTTAGACGAAGTTGGTATTGATGCACAAGATATATCAAATCGTTTTGCAGAAAATGATGAGATCTCTGAAGATGATTACAGCAAATTAAATGAAGCTGGTTTCTCAAGACAAATTGTTGATACTTACTTAGATGGTCTTCGTAATGCTGGTATGGCAGGTGAAGTAGATGCACAAGGTATTAAAGACTCAGTTGGTGGAGATGAAAGTTATGGTCAAATGGTTACTTGGGCTATGGCTAATTTACCTGCTGAAGAAGTTCAAGCATTTAATAAGTTAACTGATATTGGAGATGGACCTGCTATCAAGCTGGCTGTTCAAGGTATCTTTTCACAATACAATAACGCTATGGGAATTGAACCAAGCCTTTACTCAGGTCGTGCATCTACAGGTGGACCTACACCATTTAGATCTACAGCAGAAGTAGTAACTGCTATGTCTGATCCTCGTTGGGAGAAAGACGTATCATACACAGAAAATGTAAAAGCACGTTTAGCAGGTTCTAACGTATTCGGCAATGGCTAACAAACCTACAAATCCAAAACTTTATGCAAGAATAAAAGCTAAAGTAAAACGTACTGTAAAGAAGTGGCCTTCTGCTTATGCAAGTGGACAGCTTGTAAGGCAGTATAAGGCTGCTGGTGGAGGTTACACTAAAACATGAAAGAATTAACAGACAAACAAAAAAAGAATCTTGATAAAACTGGTGATGGTAAACTCAGTAAAGAAGATTTTTTATTAGTTCGTAGACTTAAGAAAAAGAAAAATGGCAAAGCTTAGTCTTAGTCAAATGAGAACTCTGAAAAAACATTCAGAGCATCATTCTAAAAAACACATGGATATGATGAAGAAGCTTATGCGTGAAGGTTCTTCATTCAAAGCTGCACACAACAAAGCACAAAAAGATGTAGGCAAATGAGTCTCGACAGATGGTTTAAAGAAAAGTGGGTTGATGTCAAAACAGGCAAGAAATGTGGCCGAGGTAAGAATGAAAAGGGTAGACCTTACCCTGCTTGCAGACCATCAAAGAGAGTTAGTAGTGAGACTCCAAAGACTACAAGTGAGATGAGTAGCCAAGAGAAGGCTAGGTTTAAAAGAGAAAAAACAAGTTCAAAAAATATCACCTATCAACATAGAAGAAAAAAACAAAAAGATAGAGATAGTTTAAAGTTTGCGTAATAGTGTTATATTTTAAGTAGCTTACATTTTTCATGTCTAAAAAGCGAGGTGTATCTTTTACCAAGAAGGATAAAGACCCCACAGGTGGTCTTACTCCTGAAGGTCGAAGAAAATACAAACGTGAAACTGGTGGAAATCTAGAGCCACCTGTTACTAAAAAGACAGGTCTTTCTCCTAGACAGAAAGCAAGAAGAAAATCTTTTTGTGCAAGAATGTCTAAGGCAAAAGGACCATTAAAAAAAGATGGCAAGCTAACTCGCAAAGCTCTTGCATTACGCAAGTGGAATTGTGGGTCTGTAAAAACTTAACAGAGTAGAAATCTAAATATCCTTGTGCCTGATGCGTCAGATACCACTTGAGAGAAAGGATTGAAACGAAGTTAGTTTCTCAAATTTGTAAACATTAATCAAGGAGTTTTTCTATGGCTAACGCCACAGTATCTCGTCTTGGTTTGGTTAATAATACTGGTACAGCGTTTGACGCACTTTTTCTTAAAATTTTTAGCGGAGAGGTGCTAACTGCGTTTGCCAGAAATAACATTTTTAACGAGCAACTTCATTCAGTTCGTACTATCACAAGTGGTAAGTCAGCACAGTTTCCAGTATTAGGAACTGCTACTGCTGCATACCATACAGTAGGAACTCCTCTTGTTGGTGCTAACCAAATCAAGGCAAATGAAAAGATTATCAACATTGATGATCTTCTAATTGCACAGAGTTTCATTGCTAACATTGATGAACTCAAGAATCATTATGACGTAAGAGCTACTTACGCTGATGAATTAGGTAAGGCACTTGCTAGAACCTATGACCAGAACGTAGCCAAGCAGATTGCAAACGCTTCCAGAGCTTCTACTAACCTTAGTGGTGGTAATGGTGGCCTTGTATTAACACTTGCTAATGGTAATACAGCTTCAGCAAACGTCACAGGTGATGAGATAGCAGCAGCTATCTATGACATTGCACAGACATTTGATGAAAGAGACATTCCTCCAACAGATCGTTTCTGTGTATTACCACCTGCTGAGTACTACAAACTTGCTGAGTCTGCTACAAGAACTGTAGACGTTGACTTCAACCCACAGGGTAATGGTTCGTTTGCTTCTGGTAAGGTACAACAAGTTGCTGGCATCCCAATTATGATGTCTAACAACGTACCTCAGACTAACGTATCTTCTAACCCAAGTGGTGCGAACAACACTTACTCAGGTGACGATAGTAAAACTATTGGTCTTGTCTTCCACAAGTCTGCTGTTGGTACAGTAAAACTTATGGATATGACAACTGAGATCTCTGGTTCTGACTACGGAATTATGTATCAAGGTACATTAATGGTTGCTAAGTATGCTCTTGGTCATGGAATCCTAAGACCAGAATGTGCAGCTACTATTAAGCTATCTGCTTCTTAATTTCAATTTATAGGGTATCTTATTATTAGATACCCTTTTTTTATTATGAATTTTGATTCAAGCTATCAAAAGTTGCAACAGCAACAACAGAAAAAAATGATGGAAGAAATAAAAAGAAAACGTATGGAAGAACAACAGAAGAAAATGCAAGAACAAGCAAACAGAATGGCAATGCAAACTGCTAAACAACAACAAGCACAAGCTCGTAAAAAAGCTTCACTTAAAATAAAATAGTCCTATGTATCATTCATCAAACAAAAAAAAGAAAAAAGAAAAAGGTGGGAGAGACTCACTTAAAATAAAAAAAGGGGGATACTAATTATGGGATTATTTGGTAAAAAGAAAAAAGGTATTATGGCTCTTGATGGTGAAGACTTTATTAAAGCTTACAATCAGCAAATGGCAGATACAGGAAAAGCTACGCTTGCTGAAAAAGCTAAGTTTAGTAGAATAAGAGCTAAACAAAGAGAGAAAGCATACAACATGGAGTATTAATTTATGGCTGTAGCTGCAACCACCGAACTTCAATGTATCAACATTATGTTGGCTGCAATAGGAGAAGCTCCTATTAATAGTCTTGTAGGGTTACTTCCAGCAGATGCCGTTACTGCACAATCAACTCTTCTTGAAGCAAATAAAAGTATTCAATCAGAGGGTTGGTCTTTTAATACAGAAATAGATGTAACCTTTACACGAGATGGATCAAATCAAATTAATTTGCCAACAAACATTCTTAGGATTGATGCTAATGTTAATCATCACCCAACGATAGATCCTATACAACGTGGCACAAAATTATATGACAGACAAAATAATAAATATGAATTTGATGAAGATTTAATTTGTACTGTTGTTTATTTTAGAGAATTTGATGAAATACCAGAACCAGCTAGACACTATATAAATATACAAGCTGCAAGAAAATTTGTTGACAGAATTGTAAGTGACCAAGCATTAAGAACTTACACACAGCAAGACGAAGCAAGAGCTAGAGCAATACTAATGGAAACTGATTTATCAAACGGAGATCACAATATACTAAGAGGTGACCCCTCTCTTACCAGTATCTTTGATACTTACAATCCTTCTAGTGCTTTAATTAGATAATTATGGGTGTTATATCAAGAGCTATACCTACATTATTAAGAGGTATATCTCAATCTTCTGATGCTTTGAAGCAAGCAGATCATGCTGACATACAAGACAATGCTGATAGCAACCCTGTTCTTGGTCTTTCAAAAAGATCAGGATCACAATTTTTAGCTACAGTTGGTAACTCTACTCTTGGTAATGTTCATATACAAACTATAAATAGAGATGCTACTGAACAATATGTAGCAATATTTAGTAATGGTGATGTCAAGGTTTTTGAATTAGATGGTACAGAGAAAACAGTAAACAAGCCAGATGGTACTAATTATTTAAACACTTCAGACCCTAGAAGTGTAATGAAAACAGTAACTATTGCTGACTTTACTTTTGTTGTTAATACAAGTATTACAACTGCAATGGATACAGCAGTATCAAATAGTGCTAGCAATATAACTCAAGCAGTTATATTTATAAAACAAGCAACATCAAAAACAACTTATTCTGTAACTGTAGATGGTGTAACAGTTACAGATGACACTACTGGTAATGATCCTTTATCAACTGATACTGTAGCTTCTGATCTTGCAGGTGGTTTAAATTCTGGTCTTACAGGTTTTACGATTGCTAGAAATGGTCCTGTAATACATATTAAAAAAAATGATGGTAGCAATTTTTCAATAGATGGTAACGACTCTCAGGGTAATACCAAAATGACTATTATCAAAGATACAGTACAGCAGTTTACTGATCTTCCTAATGTATCGCCTAATGGGTATGTAGTAGAGATTGTTGGTGATGAAGGTACAGCCTTTGATAATTATTACGTTAAATTTGCAACTAATAATGGCAATGCTTTTGAAGAAGGGCAATGGCAAGAAACTGTAGAAGCTGGCATACCTTTTAAATTTAATTACGACACAATGCCACACGTTCTTATACGTCAAGCTGATGGTAATTTTAGATTTGCAAGAGTAGATGGAGATACATATACAATATCTGGAACTGATTTTACATTACCTCAATGGGGTGAACGTGTTGTAGGTGATTTAGTATCATCACCAAATCCTTCTTTTATTGGTAATAAAATTAATAACGTATTTTTCTTTAGAAACAGACTTGGATTTCTTGCAGCAGATAATGTAATACTTTCAACAGTTTCAGAATTTTTTAATTTTTTTCCAGAAACAGTTATATCAGTTTTAGATACTGAACCAATAGACGTAGCTGCATCTCATACAAAGGTTGCAATATTAAAACACGCAGTAACTATGGGAGAAAAACTTATATTATTTTCTGAACAAACGCAATTTGTATTATCAAGTTCAGCAGATAACCTTACACCTTCAACAGCTAACGTACTGGTACAAACTGAATTTGAAAGTAACGCAGCAGCACAGCCTGTTGGTTCTGGTTCTTCTATTTATTTCTTAACTAAAAAAGGTTCTTTTGCAGGTATTAGAGAATATATTATTGCAGGTAATCAACAGATCCAAGATGCTGCAAATACAACAATTCATGTACCAAGACTAATACCAAGTGGCATTTTTAAAATGGCAGTATCAAACAACCAAGATATTCTTGTTTTGCTTGGTACAGAAAATCCAAACAAGTTATATGTAAACAGATGGCTATATGGTGAAGGGTTTAGTAAAGCATTGAACGCTTGGTTTACTTACACAATAAATAGCAATAGATCTATCTTAAATATTGATTTTATTGGTACTGATTTGATATTGGTAATAGAAGAAGCTAATGGTGTAACCCTAGAAAAAATACCATTTGAAACTAATTTTAGAGAACCTAATGCAGAATTTGAATATCATTTAGATCATAAAGTAACTGAAGCTACTAGCGGTGTATCTGTTGCTTACAACTCTGCTACTGGTATTTCTACATTTACAGTTCCTTATAGATTAAGAGCCAACATGAATATTATTGGTCGTTATCTTGCTAGCAATGAAACAAGTACGTTTGTAGATGCTGAAGGCAATACCAAAACTCTTGTATCAGGACAAGCACTTACAACTACCAATACATCAGATGGATCTACTTCTACAATTACAGCAACAGGTGATTTTAGAAATAGTAAATTTATTATTGGTGAACCTTATGAAATGCACTATAGGTTTAGTAAACAAAGATTAACTCAAGGCGGTGGAGGTGCTTCTGAACTTATAAGTGGTCGATTACAGATACATCATTTTTATATTAAGTATGAAGATTCTGGTTTCTTTCAAGTAGAAGTAACACCTGAGAATAGAGATACATCATTACATAAATTTACTGGTCGTTTGCTTGGTGCTGCTTCTGCTTCGATTGGTCAGATTAATTTAGATACAGGCACATTTAAAGTACCAATTATGAGTAAGTCAGATAGAGTAGATATAGATGTAAAGAACAATACGTTCTTGCCTACTTTATTAGCTAGTGCAGAATTTGAAGGAGTATTTCATATGAGGAGTAGAAGAGTTTAATGGGATATTTAAGAAAAACAAAACTATCAGATCTTAACTATGTATGTCAAAACATGAGAATGATGGATCGACTTGAAAGTCAATATCAAACAGGACAAGATCCAGAAGATGCTTTGCGTTTGTCTTATTTGTATGGCGAAAAAGTATTGACTATAGCTGGTGATAAGGATCAACCTATGGGATTATGTGGAGTAATAAAAGATGGTTGTATATGGTGTATTATGACAGATGAATTATTTGAAAATAAAAAATATAAAATACAACTTATTAGAAAAGGTAGAGAATGGGTAGATAATTTGTTGAAATCTTATAAAGTCTTATATAATTTTGTATATGCAGAGAATCATGCTGCTATAAAGTGGCTAGAAGCTCTCGGTTTTGTTTTTATAAAGTATCACGAAAAGTATGGTCAACATGAAAAACCATTTTATGAATTTCTGAGGATTGCTTAAATGTGTTCTGTACCAGCAGCTATTAGTGGAGGTTTAAGTCTTTTCCAAGGTCTTGCTATGCGTGGTGCTGCAAAAGATAAAGCCAATCAAACTTATCAACAAGAATTAGAAGGTACACAATCTGCTGAAGATAACAAAAGAAACAAACAATTAGGTTTGTCTGAAGGTTTAGAAGAAAATAAAGTATCTGCTAGACAAGATAAATTTGCTAAAACTATTGATACATTAAAAGCCACTAAAGCTTTATTATCTAGAGGACAAGTTGGCAATACCACAAATTTATTAGTAATGGATCAAGCAAGACAAGGTGCAAACTACAATGAAAAAATAAGACAAAGTATGGAATCTATGGACAGACAATATTTATTTAATGTAAAAGAAACTGAAGCAGAATATCAAGGCATTAGAAATAGATTAAGAAGTAATACTATTGAAGCTTACAATGCAATACCTACAACAGGTTCAATTCTTTTAGGTGCTGCTTCAAGTGCTTTTGGTACTGAACTTTCTTTAGAAGATAACATTTTTAATAGATAAAATTATGTCATCAAGTTTTCAAAGTACATCAGGCGAAAGTTTTAGAAGACCAGTTAATACTTTTGTGCAACCTGTTCTTGCTACACGAAAAAGTAGTATGGCAGATTTAGCAGCAATCTTAGAAGTTGTTAATCCTACATTGCAAAAATTTATACAAGTTAAAACAGCAGAAAATAGAAAAAGAGATATAGAAGAAGGAATGTTAAAAGTGGCAGGTGCATCACCTAAAGAACTTATAGAAATAAGAAAAGAAGTAGAAGCAAATACTGATAAAAAAACTTTTAGACATTTTCTTGGGACAAATAGATTTATGCAATATGGAATAGAAAAACAATTAGCAATTAATATAGCCAATGGACAAGAAGCAAAAACAAAAAAGTTTTTTGATGAATATGTTGTAGATGTTGATTTACCAAATGGTACAACCATACAACAACCTTTATCTCAATTTGATGTAAACTCTGAAGCTTTTGATAAAGCACTTACTGAATTTCAAAGCTCACAACTAGCTAATACAAGAGGTATAAGAGCTAGTTTAATAAAAGAACATATATTACCAAAACAAAATCTTGCAATACAAAAAGTATTTAACGACCAAGAAACAAAGTTAGCAGAGTCAAAAATTAAACAAGCTAGTATATTGTTTAACGATTCAGTTTTAAATTCTTGGTTTAGCATAGATAACTATAACGACAATATAGAATTAAATTTAATAGATGATAACTATACAGAAAAAGACAGAATAAAAAATAATGGTCTTTCGCAGGGAGAATTTTTAGCTTTAGAAGAATTACAAGATAATGTAGATTCTATGGTTAACAGAGGTCTTGCTACCGCAGTATCGCCTTCAAAAATGATAGGACAAGTAAAAACAAATGTATTAAAAATTCTTGATTATTATGAAAGCAATAATCTTGATATGGATATTGCTTATGAAGAAGTAGAAGAATATATTAACTGGATAGGTAATTTAAAAGTAGGACCAAAAACAATATTAAAAAATGGAAATGTAATACAACAGCCTTTAAGTAGTTTTTATATAGCAGATGGTGAAGATAAAATTGAAACTCTACTAACAGATGTATATGACAAAAAAGAAGATATAAAGAAAAAACAGAACGATTACAATAAGATAAGCGATCAAAATACTATATCTGATACTTTAAATAATCTAGATTTTTCTCGTACTCAATTTAAAGATGGTAAAGAAGCACTAAATTATTTCAAAAATATAGGGAATACATTAGATGCACTAGCTGAGAAATACCCAGAGCAAATTGAATTTTTATATAAACAATATGATCTTAGAAACTTTAGTGTTGATGATTTCTTTTTTGAATTAGAAACGGAATATGATGCAGGTACAGTAACGCAAAGTCAAGCCTTAATACAACTAACAGATGTCATGCAAGCTTTAGGACCAAATGCTTCTAAAGCAGACAGAGAAAAATATACTAAATTAAAAACTTATTTAAGTAAAACAGAAGGTAAAACTTTAGAACAAAGATTTCCAGCAATGAAAGAGTTAATAAAGTATGGTCAAAGAACTATTGGAAAAGTAAATTTAGCATCAGGTGTAGTTAGTTATAAAGATGCTGATGACGTAGATAAAATGCAAGATTTGAATACAGAATTAAAAAAATTAGTAAAAGAAAATGGAGGACTTGATGCTCAAATAGATAAAGATGGTAAGACAACAACAGTTAGAAATTGGTATTTAGGTAATTTAAGAAAAATAAAAAATTCAAGAAGGTTTGGTTCTTATAATTTTTATGATCCAGCTTTAGATTTATCACAAGAATTTGTAGAAGTAGAAGAAGAAAATAATAAAGATAATCAAGATGATGGCAAGACAGTAAATATACAAGAACAAAAAGTTTTAACTTACGATACAAATACAAAGTTATTTAGTGAAGTTAATACTAATGAATTACAAGTAGGACCAACTACTACAGTTGTATCTATTAATGGTTCAGTTACACCTGCTGGTGAATCGTTACGTCAAAATTTAAAAATAAAATCATTTGAAAATTTTAATGTTGATTTTTATAATGCAACTTTTGAAGACAATCAAACAGAGACAAGAAATGAAAAATTACTAAGTGATGATTTAGAAGCTAGTGCTTTTAGTGGTGACTCACCTACTACAGTTGAAGTTGAACAGGGAGATACTTTAAGTCAGTTAGCAGAAGAATTTAATGTGCCTTTAAAAGCGTTTATGGAAGCAAACAATATAACTAACGCAGATTTGATAAGAGTAGGTGACGAATTAATTGTACCAATGGTTGAAAGGATAAATATGAAAGAAGTAAAAAATAATCAGATAAAAGCATTAGACGATATTTTAAAAGATACAGACAAGACAAAAGTAATACCTCAACCTAAAATAGAAGAAATGCTATTAGCTGTAGGTTTTGAACCAAACATTGCAAAAATTATGGCTGCTGTGGCAATGGCAGAGTCAGCAGGTGATCCAATGATTGATACTGTCAAATCTGGAACTGATCCAAAAAAAGAAAATGAATTTTCTATAGGCTTGTTACAACTAAATATGAAAGATGATAGAGACAGATTATTAAATGTATTTGATATTGAATCTGAAGAAGAGTTATACGACCCTATTATTAATGTAATTGCAGCCAAGCGACTATATGATGAGCAAGGGCTTAATGCTTGGAGTGCATACAAAAATAATTCTTATAAACAGTTTTTAAAGAACTAACATGACAGATTCAAATATTGTTAAAAGCCTTCTTGATAATAAAGAAGAAGAAAAAACAGACTCAAACATTGTTGATAGCCTTAATCAACAACCATCTAATACAGAACTAAAAGACCTTGAAAATCAAGTAATTAATTCTTCTTTTACTAATGTTTTTAAAACAGAATCTAAGTTTGATGATTATGTGAATAATACTTTATTTGATGAAGAAACTTTTGATTTTGCTTCACAAGATTTTGATTTTACTAATAATATATTTACCGATCTAACAGAAGAAAAACCACAACAAAACCTGTCAGGCTTAACAAAAGGTTTAGGTATAGAAATAGGTGCTGGTATAGGTGCTGATTTAGCTTTTGCACCTTTGTTAGCTCTTGGTCCTTTAGGTATTGCAGCTTATGGTGGGGGTCAATTTGCTGTAGGTTACTATGCAAATATCGCAGCACAAAAAGCTAGGGGTGTAAAAAAAATAAGTCAAGCGGAAGCTGTAGCTGCTGGTCTTGTACAAATAATACCTGCTGGCACAACAGCAAAAGGTCTTAAAGGTGTTGCAAAGAGTGGTGCTTTTGGTGCTGGCTTTGGTGTGGGTGAAACTTTCCTTAGAGATTTATTAGGAGATGATGTAACTCGTGATGAATATTTATTAAGTCTAGGTTTTGGTGGTGCTTTTGGTGCTGGTTTTAAAGGTTCATTAGAAGGTTTAAGCGGTATTTTTAACAAAATTAAAGGTAAAACACCAGCAGAAGCAGATGCAATATTAACTAAACAAGATAACAAAACTATTAATGATGCAGTAAAGAATATAGATACAGTATCAAAAAAACAAAAACAAAAACTAAAAGAAGAAGGAGTAGATACTGATAAATTAGATCAAGAAATCAGCAGCCAAAAACAACAAACAACAAATATAAATGAAGATAGTATTCCTTTAGGCAGCAGAGTAAAAGCAGCAGATAGAGGAAACATAGGAACTGTTGTTGGTTTTGATGAGTCTACTGGTAAATTTACTGTTTCTTTTAAAAGTAAAAAAGGTGCATTTCAATCAGTAAAATTTGATCCTAGTCAGTTAACAGTAACTAAAAAAGGAAAAGTTTTACAATCAGATATAGATTTTGGAGAACAAAAAAAACCAGCAGTTCAAACAGAGGTTACACAAGATCTTACTTTTATAGCACCAGAAGCATATAAAAGAACTAAACCTCGTTATGGGTCTGCCAATATACAATTCCAATCTGACTTCGATAAGATGTCTTGGTCTTTAAGAAATGGAAGAAAAGTAAAAGCACAGAATGATGGAAAGATGCTAAAAGTATTTTTAGATCAAGGCTTTACAGAAAAAGAAGTTAGATTACATGGAGACAAAGTACACGCAAAAATAAAATCATTAGTAAAAGAACAGACAGGTAGTGCTAGTGCTTCGGTTTCAAATACAAGTGGTTTAAATTTAGAAGTAAAAATACTACAAGACTTTGCAAATAAAATACAAACACCACTAAACAAACTAGATAGTCAACCTGACTTGGATTTAGGTAATACACAATTAAATCCACAGAAAATGAATCGCATTAAAGATATGCAGAAAGGTAAAAAAGATTTAATAACTGCCAAAGTAAGAAAGAAGAAAGATGAAGGAGGATTTAAAGGTGCTGAAAGGAAAAGTCAGTTTGAAACGCAAGAAGGTGCATTAGGTAAAATGGTAGATAGTAAAGGCAAGATAGGTATAGATAAAAAGAATTTAAAATTTTTTCAAGAGTACACAAGAAAAAAAGCATTACTACAAAATAGATTACCTGATGATGAAGAAGTTGTTATTAACCAACAAGGTTTGCAAATAGCTACAGATAGAGTTGGAAACGCCACTCAAAATTTTATAGATATAATTAAAAAAAATGCTGGTAAGAAAACTAAAAAAAGTCAAGCTGCTATAGATAAAGCAGGTGCAGAAATTATTAATGCTGAAAAATTAGTAGATGATTGGTTAGGTTATGGTATTCCTTTAGGCACAAGATTAGGTAGAGCTTTGCAAGCTTTTAAAATTAAACCAGTAGAAGGCATAGAAGGTATGACACCTGCTGAAGTAATGAAACTAAGTCCTTTAGAAAAGAAAAACTTAACAGCACAAAATCGTGACGTATCACCTGCTCTTACAAAGTTAATAGAACAAAGTCAAGATTTCCAAGAAAATTTGCTTGCAAAAATAAAAGAAGGACATGAAACAGGAGATTACTCGCAAGTTATAAAAGTTGCACAAGATATGAAAGAAGCAGGTGGAAGTATAGAAAACATGGTAAAACTTTATAACGCAGATGCTTTTGGTAAGACTTTAAAACTTGCTAACCAAACCTCAAGAATAATTAACGAGGTAGGAATTAATGGAGTCTTATCTGGTCTACCTTCTCAAAGAGTCAATTTATATTCTGGTATTGTGCAAACATTTTTAGGTAACATGAAAAACTTTAGTGGTACTTTAGACGTTGCAAATGGTAAGGGTTTAATAAGAAAAGAAGGAGTAGAAGCAGCTACTAGACACTTATTTGCCATGATGTATAACTTTGATTTTGGATTAAAGGTATGGAAAAGATCATGGGATATGGAAGATAACTTTATAAATGTTGGTAATTCTAAAATTGAAACTGGTCAAAGATTTGTTATTTCATCTGAAAGTCCTTTCTTCCCACTAAGAACAGCTATAAACTCAACAGGTAAAATTATAAGATTGCCTAGTAGGTTAATGACATCTAATGATGCTCTTATACAGACACCAAATATTCTTGGTTCTACTGCTTATCATGCAACTATGGAAGCTTTGAAGAAAGGTTTGAAAGGACAAGACTTAGATGATTATGTGAAAGGTAGTCTTGATGGGGTTATAGCTTATATTTTAAAAGGACAGGAGGGAGAACTAGGCAGATTAAAACCACTAGAAGGAGATACATTTTTTAAAAAAGGTATAGGTCCAAGAGAGTTTATTGCTGATCCTGTTCTTGCAAAAATATTTCAAAGAGCTAAAAACTTTGGTAAAGAGATTACATATACACAACAAATAAGAGGTGGTCGTAGTGATGATGTTACAGATCCACTTGGTTTGTTTGCAGAAGAAATAAATAATTTAGCAATACAATACCCACCAATGAGAACATTCTTTAAATTTACAAGAACACCTACAAATATGATTAAAGACATAATGAGGTATATTCCTGTAATAAATACACCTGCAAGATTTGGTGGTAAAAAAAATTACAATTTTTTAAATGCTTTTCTTTTACCAGAAATAGCAGCAGACCTTAGAAGTCCTGATCCTCAAGTAAGAACCAATACAAGAGGTCAAATTTACATGGGTAATGCTTTTGCTACTATTTTAGCATTTATGGCTTATAAGGACATATATCAACCAGCAAATGAATTTATGAGTTCAAGTGAATATGATAGTGAAGATAAGATACCAAAAACATTTTTAACTGGTGGTGGTCCTAGTTGGAAAACAAAAGAAGGTGCTGCTAAACATCTTTCATTATTAAGAAGTAAGTGGCTGCCATACTCTAGAGCTTATTTAATGTATGACGAAGATGGTGAAATATTATTTGATGAAGATGGAAAACCAAAATATAACTATGTTTCTTATGAAGATTTGCCAGATCCAGTTTTATCTTTTGTGAAAGCTTGGGTTGATTTTCAAGAGATGTCTCCATTCTTTACTAAGAAATTAGACAGAATATATGATGAATATACTATTGGTTGGGCAGGTTTTATAGGTCGTGTCATTACAAATAAAAGTTATGTTCAACAATTCAATGAAACAATGGATATGTTTACTGCCTTACCAGAAGTAGGTGCAGGTGGAGTTGATCCAGACGATACTATAAGTTATGAAAGACAAAGAAATATAGCCTATTTAGGTAGGTTATTTGAATCTTCTGTAACTCCTTATAGTAGTTTATGGGAAGATATACTTCGTTTGCCAGCAGATGTTACTGCACAAGTATTAGGTATAGATGAGCAGAAAGCACAACAACTCAGAAAAGAAGGATCAGAAGGTTTAACAAAATATGCAATAGAAGTTCTTGGTAAAGAAATAAAATTAGGTACTGTTAAAAATAAAAGACTTATAAGATTATTTGCCAAAATGGATACTAAAACATACTCAGGTGATTTTTCTGATTTAACAAGAAATATAAAAAATTTAAGATACCTTACAAGTGAAGATAAGTTAGGTTTATCGGATCAAGACTATAACGAAGTTAATGGTGCTTTGCAATATTTACATGGACTACTACAACAAATGAAAGCAAACGTGCCTTCTAATGTAGGTGGAGACTTACCATTTCAAGTAGAACATATTACTAATGATGTAGTTACATATCCTAGTAGAAGAGGATTCAATGTATTTACAAATGCAAAACATTCAAAAAGTAAAAATAATTTATTACATGAAGCAAGTTATACGATAGGTAGATTATTACCAGAGCCACCTAATATTATTAGGGGTAGTAAAGTAAAAAACTTTGTTAGAAATTCTAACTTTAGTAGTAAGTTATTTAAACCAATAAAATTAAACACAATACAATATAACAACTTAAAAAAATATGTTAATACAACTGTTTTAAGTATTGGCGGTAAAAGTTATAACAATGCAGATGCTTTAAAAGCATATATTAAAGGTGAACTTGAAAGAGTAGAAGATGGATTTAGAGTAAAAGACCAATATAGTTATGAAGCAAATAAACAACAAATAGAAACATATGGCTTAAGTTCAGAAGAAGGACAGATTGCAGCAAATAGAATATTTAAAGTTATGAATGGAATAAATCAAGATTTTATAAACGCAGGTATTGAAAAATATATCAAAGCAAACTTTTCAGAAGAAGAATTAGAAGCTAGGATAAACGTAAAACTAGATCAACAAAACAAGTATAATGAAGAAATGGAAGAAATCTTAGATACACTTAACCTAAAGAGGTTTTAAATTATGGCTACTAATACCACATCTACGTCACAAACCCATAACGGAAATGGTAGTACAGCCACTTTTGCTATATCTTTTTCTTTCTTAGAGAATACAGAAGTTGATGTTACAGTTGGTGGTGTTCTTAAAACACTAGGCACACACTACAATATTAGTGGTTCATCAGTTACTTTTACTTCTGGTAACATACCTCCTTCTGGTACAAACAATATTAGATTTCAAAGAGATACAGATATAAGTGCAAAGAAAGTAGACTTTGCTGATGGTAGTGTTTTAACAGAAACAGACCTTGATAATAATAGTGACCAAATATTATTTGCTCAACAAGAGATTACAGATAAATTAGGTGGCATTGAAGAAGGAGCTACAGGAGATCAAACCGCAGCAGAGATAAGAACATTAGTAGAAGCTGCTACTGATAGTAATGTTTTTACTGATGCAGATCATAGCAAGTTAAATGGTATTGAAGACAATGCAACACAAGATCAAACAGCGTCAGAAATAAGAACACTTGTAGATAGTGCAAATGATAGTAATGTCTTTACAGATGCAGACCATTCAAAACTTGATGGTATAGAAGCAGGTGCAACTGGCGATCAAACAAATGCTGAAATAAGAGCAGCAGTAGAAGCAGCAAGTGATAGCAACGTATTTACTGATGCTGACCACAGCAAGTTAAATGGAATAGAAGCAGGTGCTACCGCAGATCAAACAGTAACAGAAATAAAAAGTCTTATAGCAGGTAGTCCTCTTGATTCTAGTCATCTTGCACAAAACTCAGTTACAACTTCTGAAATAGCAGATGCAGAGTTAGTTATTCTTGCTGGTATGCAATCAGCTACAGCTACTAAATTAGCTGACAGTACAGCTTTAACTGCTGATATAGCAGACCTTAATCAAATAGATGGTATGCAAAAAGCAACCACTATAACTGATGACGATACTAAATTTCCTACAAGTGGTGCAATCGTAGATTATGTAGCTGCACAGTTAGCACCTATTGGTGGCTTAGAAGCAATAGCGAATGAAAGCTCTTTTCCTAATACACAACCAGCATCAGGTGTTGTAATAAGTATTGCAGATGCAGGTGGTATGGCAGTTAGCAGTACTGGTACAGCTAGTGGAGCAACCCTTGATGGTACAACAGTAAATATATCTGGTATTGCTACAAACTTTCGTGGAACTTCTGTTACTGCTGGTGTAAGATTTCTTGTTGTTTCTACAGGTGCAGGTCAAAACTATACATACCACAAAGCAACTTTAAGAGAAGATGATCTTGTAAGTTTAAGTGGAGATATTAACGACTTTTCAGAAAGATATAGAGTTGGATCTAGCAACCCTACGACCAGCTTAGATAATGGAGATTTATTCTTTAACACAGGCACAGGTAAAATGCTTGTGTATAACGGTACAAGCTCTGCTTGGGAAGAAGTACAAAGTATAGGTAACTTCTTTATATCTACACTTAGCCCTGCATTTGATGGCAGTACACAAAATTTTACTCTTAGTGATGCACCTACAAATGCACAACAAGTTTTATTAATAATAGAGGGTGTAGTTCAGAAACCTAATGCTGGTACATCTACACCTACAGAAGGTTTTGCTTTAGATGGAAGTACGGTTAAATTAGCTGCTGCCCCTGCTACTGGTGCAAGCTATCACGCAGTAGTAATGGGTTCTACTGTTAATATTGGAACTCCAAGTAATAACACAGTAAACTCTGCTATATTACAAAACTCAGCAGTAATAGAATCAAAAATTGCGGTAGATGCTGTGACTACAGCCAGAATAGCAAATAATGCAGTTACACAAGCAAAAATAGGTGCAGGTGAAGTTACTACGGCAAAGATTGCTGATGATGCAGTTGATAGTACAAAACTTTCTGCTGGAGCAGTTGATAATACTGCACTAAGTAACAATGCAGTTACGGAAACTAAGATAGCGGCTGGAGCCGTGACTAACTCTAAAATAGCAAATAATGCAGTTGGCACTACAAGCATTGCAGCAGATGCAATAACTAATTCTTTAATTGCTGATAACGCAGTTGAAAATGCTAATATAGCTAATAATGCTATATCAACAGCTAAGATTGCAGATGATGCAGTTACAGGTACAAAGATAGCAGCAGAAATTGATAATAGTCACATTACAGCAACAGCAAATATAGCTGGATCTAAACTTGCAGATGACTCTATATCTTTAGCTAAACTAGAACATGGCACATCAAGTAATGATGGCAAGTTTTTAAGAGCAAACAACGGAGCAGATCCTACATTTGAAACAATAACAATACCACAAGCATTTGTAAGTGGCATGATAATACTTTGGTCAGGGGCAGCTAACGCTATACCTTCTGGGTTTGTTCTATGTGATGGTACTAATAGCACACCTGATTTACGAAATAGATTTGTAGTAGGTGCTGGTAACTCTTATGCTGTAGGAGCTACAGGTGGTGCTACAACTGATTCTATTACCGTAAGTGTTTCTGGTAATACTGGAACCCCAAGTGCTACTGGTATGGCTGGTTTTCCACTTGCTACTAGCTTTGGTTTAGGTAATCACACACACAGTTTTAGTGGTTCTGGTAGTGCGACAGTCGACACATTACCTCCCTACTATGCACTCTGCTATATAATGAAAACATAAGTTAGTTTACTATGCCTTTAACACAAGTTACATCAAGACTAATAGAAGATACCTTACGTTATGTTTTAGGTGCTAGTGGCACAAATCACTATACATTCACAGGTAAAGGTCTTACAGGTGCAGTAAATGACCCTACGCTATATCTCAATAGAGGTCATACTTATATCTTTGAAAATAGAAATGCTAGTGGACAACACCCTTTCTATATAAAAACCAGTATTGCTAATGGTGGCACTAACGATCAATACAGCACAGGGGTAACAAATAATGGTGGTGCAGGTGGTACAGAAATAGTATTTACAGTACCGCATGATGCTCCTGACCTTTTGTATTACCAATGCAGTAGCCACATTAATATGGCTGGTCAGTTTAAAATTTCTGGCTCTGTAACAGATGGAAGTATAACAGAAGGTAAACTTGCTACTGATGCAGTTACGACCATAAAAATTGCAGATGACGCGGTAACTACAGATAAAATTTTAGATGGTGCAATTACCAACGATAAGATTGCATCTAATGCAGCTATAGATGCAAGTAAAATTTCAGGTCTAGCTACTGACTCTATAACAGAAGGAAATTCTAGTGCTGAAATAATTGATGCTGGCACAGGTCAATTTAAAGTAGCTCTTGATGGTACAGATTCAACTTTTACTGTTAATCCTACTAGTACTGTTTTTGGTAGAAGTGGTTCTAATCAAGCTGTACAAATATTTGGATCACTCCAATTCACTTTAGGCACTGGAGTTCAACCGTATTTACGTTTAACTAATCTTGGTTATCTAGAAGTTACAGGTGCCTTTGGTGGCGGTAGTAGCATAGGTCAAGTTTGGGAATTTGGTGGTTATCAAGGTACACATAAATCTGGCGGTAATATAATTCCTGTTGCTGACAGTACATATGATTTAGGAACTAATGCTGTACGTTGGCAAAATATTTATGCAGATACTTTATATGGTGATGGCTCTAATTTAACTAATTTACCTGCTGCTACAACATCTATAAACAATCAAAGTAATGCTTATACTTTAGTAGCTACTGATGCTGGCAAAGCTATAAATTTATCTGGAGACATTACCATACCAAATAATGTTTTTTCTGCTGGTGATAGAGTAATTCTTGTTAATAATAGTGCAAGCTTTAAAAATCTTTTTACAGGATCAGGTCTAACTATATATAATACTAATGATCCTTCTTACCCTACTGGAAATAATACTATACCAGCTAGAGGTTTTTGTACTATATTCTTTATTTCTGGTAGTATTGCCTATATAGAAGGTAAAGTAGACATTGTACCAACATTTAATGCAACTAATAATTCTACAAATATAGTTTTATCAAGTGTATTTGGTTCAAATTGGAGTGCTAATATATCAAAAATATACAACGTTCCAAGCGGAGTTACAGTTGGAGGAACTAATGCTGGAGGTTCAGCTATATTAATTTCTTCTGGTATGGGTGGTACACTAACACTAAATGTATCAGGAACCGTAATAGGAAGAGGTGGTTTAGGCGGTGATGGTGGTTTAGGTAGTCAACAATACCAAACTAACCCTCAAAATGGTCAAGGTGGTGAAAATGGTGGTCACGGAATACAAGTAGATAGTGCAAACGCAACAATAAACAACCTTTCAGGCGGTCAGATTTCTGGCGGAGGAGGTGGCGGCGGCGGCGGCGGTGCCGGTCGAACAGGACAGCAACTTGCTTACTATCACGGTGGCCGTGGTGGTGATGGTGGTCAAGGCCAAGGTTACAACCAAAATCAGACTAATGGTGCTTCTGGACAAAATGGTTCTTACAATATAGGTGGTGTTGGTGGTACTGGCGGTAATGGTGGTACCCTTGGTAATAATGGTACCTCTGGTAATGATGGTGGTAATGCTACGTATAATACTAACTTTGGCCCCGGACAAGGTGGGGGTTTTGGAAGTGCTGGAAAAGCCATTTGGAGTAATAACGGCAACTCATGGACAAACGGTACAACAGCCGGAACTTATCATGGTTCTTACACCTAAGTGGATATACCAGAAATATATTTACCTGACACAAACTATATTCTTAACCCACCTAATACAATATTCCATCCACCTGTGGCAGAGGAACCTTATCTAGATCCAATTCTTTTACCTTCTCTGGAACAAGTTGAGTCGGGTCTGGGAGGTCAGGGATCTTCTTCTGAAGAAGAAACAACATCTGCAAAGGAGGAAGAGTTACAGCTAACACCAGAAACAATACCGCAGAACCAGCTAGTACCCAAAGAAACTTTATCAACTGAAGAACCTGTAGCTACGTTTAATCTACCATTTTTCGGGGAAATGCCAATACCTGCACCAGAAGTCATTGCATCTTCTGTGATCGCTGCGGGTACTGCATCAGTAGCAAGCGTGGTAGGGGGGATTGCTATGCAATCAGTATTAGGTTTTATCAAGAAAACATTTAAAAAAATATTTACTAAAATTCTTAAAAAAGAAGTCGCAAATGTGAAAGAAAAGATGGATAATAATAAAGGTAGCTAGAGTTCACATACCTGTACTGGGTAACTTATGTGGTGTCTAAACTAGCTACTTAAATTTTTCTGCGTTGGCTTTTACATA